CCCCATCATCTGACAAGCACAATAATCGGCAAATTTGTCCTTAATGGCTTGAGTTAATAAATTTTTTGGCCATTTACGTTCAATCTCAAACACCTTAAACTCTGCAAGGCCTATTTTACCTGTTAGATATTCATTTAATCCCTCTGTTATTGATGGTATCATAGTTATTAATTTATTTGGTAACAATCAATTATTTCTTTAATATCCCAATATTCAGACCTTACATCTTCTATTGCTTCTTCTCGCGTTTGAGCTTCAGTCCATACACTTGTGCAATCATTGTCTGATGATGAACGATAAATAACTCTATATTTTGCCATAGTTTAGTCTCCTTATTTAGTTTATTCCTAAAATATACTTTGCCGCCTTTTCAGCGCAACCAGCAGCCGTAACAATCATCTTCTTGTCATTCTTCAATACACGAATCCAAGATTGAAGGTACGCAACGCTGTTATTGAAGCATTTGTCTGTTAAGATACCGATATTGGTTGCCAACATTGATGCACTGATTTCTGCAACAAGTTCCTCTTTGCTGTAATCCTCACCACCGAAGAATGATGTCATTCCGTGCTTACGGTTAAGTCTTGTCGGCGCGCCTGTTGAATGTGATAACTCGTGGAATGTTGTTGTGTAGTATTGTTCAACGTGCTTGTATTGATTTAGATGCGGAACAACAACTTCATCACTCATTGGGCTGTAATATGCTTTATCACTCGGTTTTTGCGTGAACTTCAAATGCTCGCGATTAACATAATCCATTATAACTCTTTCGGCTTCGTCAATAGGATTGTTTTTTGGCTGAACATTCTCTTTGACTTTGCTTTCAATCCCTTCGGTGTCTTTGATGTGGAATACGTTGTAATACTGAAGAAACGGAATCTTCACAATAGGTTTTTCATCTTTATCTTCGGTGGTTTTCTCTTTTGCTGACTTTGGTTCAAGCCATTTGAAAAATACTACCATTCTTGCCTTTGCGCCTTTCTTGATTTTGCCGCCAAGTTCTGTAATCTGATTAAATGTTAGATACTCGCCATCTTCGCCCAGCAACATTTGGTTGAGCATACTGTACGGCTTACGTGATACGTAACTAATTGCGCCATCTTCAACACCACCCCAAGGCTTCTGCCAAGGGATGATGCCTTTCTCCATCTGTGCGATGATTCGGTCTGTAACTTCTTGATAAATGTCAAATTTCTGTGTCATATTGTCGTGTGTTTTTAAGATTAATAATTTACTTCTCCGATTATTGGTTCGCTTAATGAAATGAACCCTTCATTTGTCGCGATGAAATTTTGTCCGATGCGATAAGTGTTACAATGAATGTCAAGTTCGTCATCGTCTAAATAATCCCATTCAAGATTGTTAATTACTCTTTGGAGGTACTCTTTTAAGTCTTTTACGGTTTTCATAGTGTCGTGTGATTTTTAATTACAATGCAAATTTATATGTTATTTTTGAAATAACAAAATTTTTTTACACTTTTTTATTTATTTTCCTAAAAATATTTTTCTTGACACCATTTTAAGAATTGGCATTTTGAGGGGTAACTTGCAAGTTTTCAATAAAATAATGCGTTTTATAAAAACATTTGTGTAACCTTGCAGAAGTTAAACCAATTAATGTATTTAATGGAACAAAAAATTTTCGAGTTGCTACAAACGAAATTCGCGGGTGTAGCAGACAATATCCTTCACAGGATAGCCGCAAAGTTGGCTAAGACTGCAAAAACAGACGAAGAAGCAGAGGACGCAGTAGCGGACTTTAGTATTCAACAACTTCTTGAAGCAAATGGCGACTATCGTGCTAACGAAGCACAGGTGTCAGCCGTTAAGAACTACGAGAAGAAGCACGGGCTAAAAGACGGGCAAAAGATTGAATCTTCTGCAAAGGTTGAAACCGATGTAAAACCAGCAGATGACGATGATGTTCCCTCTTGGGCTAAGACTATGATGGCTGAATTAGCCGCAATCAAAGGGGAGAAGATTACCAACACACGTAAAGCAGCCGTTGAAGAAATCATCAAAGACCTTCCGAACACTATCAAAAAGGCATACAGCCGTATTGATGTTACCAGTCTATCCGATGATGAGTTTGACGCACTGAAAGGCGAGATTAAAGCGGAAGTTGGCGACATCGTGAAAGATGACTCCAGCAAGCGCACCGTGTTCGGTATTCCGAAAGTAGGCAGTGGTGACGATGTTAAAGCAAGCGAAACCGCAGCCGAAGAAATCGTTTCAAAAATGAACTTTTAATTAATTATTAAACTATGGCACAATCATCACTAAATCGCAACTCACGCGAAATCTATGACGACAAGGCGGGCATTATCATTGTTAATGACCTTGGCGATATTGTTGGTGGTCGTTCTCTTGACGTATCAAACGTTGCAAGCGGCACAACAGTAATTGAAGCAGGCTGGGTCATCAAAAAGACATCAGCAGGCGAATACGCACCTCTTGGACTTTCAGGAACATCTTACGCATCATTAAGCGAAGGCGAAAGTTATGTAGGTATCTTGAAAAAATCAGTTCTTGTAGCAGACCCACGCGCTGCCATCTTGACTATCGGTCAGGTAAACGCTGCGGCTTGCCCTGTTGCTATCACAAGCACAATCGCAAGTGGACTGCCACGTATCGAATTCCTTAACCTTTAATCATCTTGGAGGATAGAATATGGAAAGAAGTTTATTTGCACAATATGTAGAAAAATGGTTCAAACTTATCGTAGGTAAGGTAACTGAACGTTTCAACGACAAAAAAGAAGAAGAAAAATATCTTCACGAATCTATGCTTACTGAGGAATACTCAGCAGACCTGACTTGGGGTAGCACAAACCTTGACAACTCTATTGTAGCAGCAGACGTTGTTGCTATGGATTCACAACTTCCACTTAAATCAAGACCAAAATTGAGAAACGCAACAGGCGTTCTTCCTAAACTTGGTATGAAGATGCGCAAAGGTGAGAAGGAAATCAGCGACATCAACATTATGGTTGCACGCGGCACTGACGAGAGCAACGTTGTAAACAAAATCTTCAACGACATTCCACGCGTTATCAAAGGCGTTAAGACAAGAGTTGAAATTATGTTCCAGCAGGCTCTTTCAACAGGTGAAACAATCGTTGAACAGGATGCGAAGAATGCTCTTGGCGTACGCGTATCATACGGCTACAAGAACAGCAATATCTTCCACGCAATCGGCGCAGCTTGGGGACAGGAAGATGCAGAGTATGATTCTACTTTGAATCAGATGTTTGACAAAGCAAACGAAGAAGGCAACTCAATCGGTTTGATTATGTTGTCAAAGAAATATTTTGACTACTATCGTAAATCAACCGAAGGTCGCCAACTTGCTGCACGCGCACAAGGTATTCAAGTATTCAGTGATTCTATTCTTGGTGTTGCTAACCGCAATTCATTTATGGATGCACTTGAAGCAGAATACGGCTGCAAATTTATGGTCATTGACAGCAGTTTCCGCGTTGAGAAGAATGACGGAACATACGAAAGCGTAAAACCTTGGGCAGAGGCTAACATTGTTGCTTTCCCAAGTGAGAACGTTGGTCGTCTTGTTTACGGCACACTTGCAGAGGAAACCAATCCTGTAAACGGCGTTGATTATCAGAAATCAGGCTCTTACATCCTTGTAGCAAAATACTCAAAGACAGACCCTCTACAAGAGTTCACAACTTCTCAAGCAATCTGCTTGCCAGTCATTGACAACGTAGATTCAATCTATATGGTACACGCTGACAGCATTGCTTCTCCATCAGTTGATGTTGATGAACTTGAATTCACAAGCGCTGCCGACTCAACAGGCAAACAGGTAAATGTCCACAGCGACAAGTCTTGGAGTGTAGCAAGTAACCAATCTTGGTGTACTGTAACTAAATCAGGTAAGGGCTTCAAGGTTAAAGTATCTGCTAACACAGCAGAAGGCGCAACAGAACGTACTGCAACTGTAACCGTAACCGATGCTGACAGCAACACCGCTACTGTATCAGTAACTCAAGCAGCGTAATTGACTTATGAAAAATCGTGATTACATAGTATCGTTGAGTGCTTATCCGATACCAGCCAACACTATCGAAGCGATATGTACCAAACGCGGCATTGACGTTGAATCAACATTCATTATTAGCGATTCAATGAAGTTGGTCGAAGCCGATGTTTATGCGTGGCTATCAAATGCACCGAGTGTAACTCAAGGCGGCATTAGTTACAACCTCAGCGATGCAGACAAGCAGTATTATCGTTATCGCTCACAAGCAATCTACGATAGCCTCGGCGATACGAGTAATCAATCATCTAATTACGGGTATCAAGGCGACAGACTATGATTATTCAGAACGGATATATCAGATTAGCGACACATACGGGTGGTGGCGTAGATACAATCGGAGTACCTACTGCCACTACTCTTGTTTGGTCGGCGTACATACCTTGCCAATGGACTTACGAAAGTATCAGCCTACTATCTCGTGACGAGAATGGAAATGCTGTCGTAAGCAGTGCGTATAATGTGTTGATAGAACAAGCCGACATTGATGGAGAGATTGCAGAACTGAGCAATATGTCTAAAAGCGTTATTTGTGAACGAAGCATCATATCTAAAGTCAATATGTCGGCAGTTGGCAAAACACAGATACGACTATGATTAAATTCGACAATAGCAAAGAGTTTGACAAGGCTCTTGAGGGCGTGATTGAAACGTTAGATAAACAGATAATATTCATTCTAACAAGCGCTGGAGAGAAAGCCGTTGCACAAATTCGAGCAAAGTCGGAAGGGATAGGTGGACGCGACTGGATGGATGATACGGGCAACCTACGAAGCAGTATCGGTTTCGGCATCGTAGCAAACGGAGCAATACAGACGGCAGGCGGTTTCATCTTAAAGAGTGAAGGCAAGGAAGGACAACAGGAAGGGCGTAAATACTTGGATTCTCTCGCGAAGAAATATCGCAAAGGTTATACTCTCATTGTTGTAGCGGGAATGGAATACGCAACTTATGTTGCAGACAAAGGTTATGATGTACTTGATAGTGGCGAAGCGATAGCAACCCAACTTATAACTAAACTACTTAAAGAAATATGAGTGAACCAACAGCACCATACAATTACACAAGCGAAGATATTGTTGATAATCTTGCAACACAACTTGCAACAAGTGTTCTATTTACAGACACTAACAAGCTAAATGGCAAGGTATATCGCGGAACAGAGGAAAGCACTACAAGACCGCGTAATAGCGACAAAGAGGATTGTGTCGTTATATGGACGAGCGGTTATGCTGGATTACTACCGAAAGGCACTATCACGCTGAATATCTTTTGCAAGGATATAAAGCCGTACGCTAACGGTGTTTTTACGCCAAATTTCGCGCGTTTGAAGCAAATATCAACACTTGCATCAACAGCAGTGCTAAACCTTGCTAAAAACCCAATAAACTACAATCTTGATACCGTGATACACACAGCAACCGATAAGACAATCAATCAGTCTTTCGTTGTTGTTAAACTTGAATATCGTTACATTAATCTTTAATACAGAAAACAATGGCACTTTCAACTAATAGACAGATTACTGCGTGGGGTGACGTTCACGCATATCTTGGCACTATGGGGGCAAATGACGCTATGGCTACATCTTGGGATGACCTTGGCGCACTGACTCCCGATAATTTCTCCATCACTTCAAACGATGGTCAGAAATACGAACTAAAAGACATCAATGGCAAACTTCTTGACACCTTGAAGCAACAGCCAACATTGACTATTACTTTCGGTCTTGTTGGTCCTTCAGAGGCTACAAGAGGCAAGTTCTGGTCATTGACAGAAGTTGCAGCAGCAGGCGACAATCCTCGCGTTGTAAAGGTTACTTCTTTGATTCAGAATACAAAGATGTCATTCAAACTTGCTAACCCACAGGCATATGGTTCAGAAACTTTTGAGGCAGCCAAATGCACAATCGCGATGAACCTTGACTATGCAGCCGACAAAGGTTTCAGTGGTACAGTAAGCATTGAGCTTCTATGGCCTGACCGCACTCCTTCAGAGTTGTTCCAGTTCGGCGTAGTACCAACTCCGCAAGGTTAATTTCGGAATGCTGGGTAGTATAAGTGGAGAATACGGCAACGGCAATACGATGCAGATGAGAGTTCGATGCTCTCCCCAGTATCTAACTAAAAGTAAGATATGATAGATAAGCAAAACATTGAAGCACTTGAAGCATTGACAGAGAAGCCCGTTCAGTTCACGCTGGAGGGGCGTGTCTTTACAATCAAGCCACCAACGATAGGTAAACAGGCACTTTTAAGCCGCTATATCGAAGAAATAGACTTCGATGAAGAAGTACTAATGGCAAAGCCAATACGCGAAGCAAACAGGCTATTTAACGCCAAAAACAATGTGGCACTTCGTATTATGGCAATAGCAGTCAGCAATGGCAAGAAAGAGTTGCTTGATGAAAGCCATCTGAGAGAGGTTGAAGATTACTTCCGTTGGAACGCAGAGCCAGCACTTTTTGCTGACATAGTAAAGATTGTCGTAAGTATGGCTGACTATGTAAATTTTTCCGTTGCTATCAGATTATTAAAGACCTTGAGGCTAAAAACAAGCACCGACAATCTGGTAGCAGAAGAAAAACAACAATAATCGGTGGGCGAACATTATGGGGCGCGTTGATTGACCCTTTGCTTGAACGCTATGGCTGGACTTATGATTATGCTCTTTGGGGTATCAGCCTCGTAAACGTGCAGATGTTGATGGCGGATATAATTGACGACATCACAGATTATAGTACGAATACAGGCAGTAGCAACGAAGAACCGATGATTGATAAAGAAGATAAAAGCCCGTCAAACTTCAGTGACTTTCTTAACATAATGCACAACATAAAGAAGTAAACTATGGCACAAGCACATTTTTCCGCAGATATAGACAACAAGAAATTCAAAGAGAAAATCAAAGAGATGCGCGACGGCATTAAGTCCGTTGATAAGACTACTAAAGAATCATCACAATCAATAGAAGATAGTATTAAGAAGATTGGCACTGCGATTGGTGTATCATTCGGTATCGCGCAACTTGTGAACTTTGAGAAGGAGATTGTGAACGTACGCGGAGAGTTCCAGCAGCTTGAAGTGGCATTCAATACGATGCTCGGCAGCAAGGAACGTGCAGACAAGTTAATGGAACAAGTTGTCAATTTCGCTGCAACAACACCTTTCGATGTAACAGCCGTATCTAACGGCACGAAACAACTCCTTGCGTACGGCAGTGAAGCAGAAAGCGTCATTGACGAAATGCGTATGCTTGGAGATATTGCTGCTGGTCTTTCAATACCTCTTAATGATATTGTGTATCTATTCGGCACAACACGCACACAGGGTAGAATGTATACTCAAGACTTGCGGCAGTTTATGGGACGCGGTATTCCTCTTGCTGAGGAACTTGCAAAGCAGTTCGGAGTGACTAAAGATAAGGTTGGCGAACTTGTTACAGAAGGCAAGGTTGGTTTCGATGAGATGAACAAGGCACTTCAAGCGATGACAAGCGAAGGTGGAAAGTTCTACAACTTGATGGATGCACAGAGTAAGACAATCGCTGGTCAGATAAGCAACCTTGAAGATGCGTTCCAGCAGATGATGAACAACATTGGAAAAAATCAAGAAGGCATTATAACAAGCGTATTGAATGGCGCATCATTCATTGTTGAAAACTATGAGAAAGTAGCAAAGGTACTATTATCCACTATTGCAGTGTGGGGTACATATAAAGCAGCAGTATTGGCAGCAGTGGCAGTAAATAAATTGCATAACCTAACGGAAAATATACGACTAATTGCGATGTTCCGAAAGGAACTCGGTCTTGCAACTGCGGCACAACAGGCATTCAATACTGCAAGCAAAGCGAACATCTATGTAGCGGCAGCAACAGCCATTGTTAGTATCGTTACAGCACTTGTCGCATTCCGTAAGGAGATATTCGGGGCAAAACAGGACTATGCAAGTTTTAGCACGGAATTATCGCGAGAGAAATCGAACCTAAAAGAAGTATTTGACGCGTTAAACAATGCTAATACAAGCCTTGAAGATAGGAAAACAGCCATTGATACACTGAACAATCAGTATGGCGATTATTTCGATAATCTACTCACAGAAAAGAGCAGTCAAAAGGATATTGCAGACGCTTACGACAAAGCAACAGTAGCAATCGAAGCCAATACTATTGCAAAGGCGAAAAGCGCGTTGATGGACGAACAGATTGCCGAACTTGATGCCAAGAAAGAAAAGGCATTAAAATCCTTGACAAATGTTGTCAATGAGAATACAGGAGAACGGCTCTCTACATATAAACAAGGTCAGTTCGAACGCGAAGTAAATGCATTGATTAATGATGTTGATGCATATACGACACAACAGCAATTCCTCAATGATTACCAAGATTTATTGGACAAATACGAAGCGAAGGAAAAGACGTTTGAGCTTACAAGGTTACAGAACTTGTATGACTATATCAAGCAGTTCAAGCAAGTTCTGAAGTCAAACGAGGAATTTGAGCAATATGTTGCAGGATGGTCAAGCGACCAGACTTATGGTCCTGAGCCAAAAGCAAAACAGGAACAGGCGACAAAGAAAAAGGAACTGACTGACGAAGAAAAGAAAGAGATTGAACGGAAGAAGAAAGCACGTCAAAAGATTGCACAGGAAGAACAGCAGACGATTGAAGAAAGTACAAAGGAAACATCACGGGCTATACAGCAGTTGGAGTACGAGAAAGAAGCTATTGAGATTGCTGCAATACAAGATGCTGGAGAGCGCAAACGCCGTGAACGTGAACTTGAATACCGACAAGAACAAAGGCAGATTGAACAACAGTATGCAGATGCTATTCAAGCAGAACGCCGTAGGCAAGAACAGGCATATCAAGAGTTGAATGGCGACTTGACAGGTTTTCAATTCGACGAGAATACTATAACAGATAATGCCATCAAGAACTATACTCTGCAGATGGAAGCGCTGAACATTAGGCGGAAACAATCAGCAAAGGAACAGGCGACACTTGAAGCCGAATCAATGCGCGAGTATCTCATTCAGTGGGGCGATTATGAGCAGAAGAAAACAGCAATCACGGAGAAGTACTCACTATTAAGAGCCGAAGCCGAAACCGAAGGACAACGACTTGCGATTGACAAAGAAGCCGAAAGCGAGTTGTTAAAACTTGAACGTGCGTACAGCGATACATTTGCGATGATATTCCGCGACGCGAGCAACCTTGCTAAAGACGACCTTGTTGTATCTCTACAACTTGCAAACGATAAACTAAAAGAACTGCAACAGAGTGGCAAAGGGACAACCGAAGAAATAAAGGACTTACAGGAACAGATATACGCACTGCAAGAAGCATCATTGAAGGTTGAAAAGATTGATTATTCGGCTACTTGGGCTGGCGTTGCTGAACAGATTAAAGCAAACACACGACTACAAGACCTATACAATGCACAAGTTGATAAGACAACCACATCAGCAAAGAACCTTGACGCTGCAATCAACAAAGGCAAAGAGGATTTAGGTGCTATGGTACGCGGTGCAGCACTTAATACACTTGCGGATGGTCTTTCGGCAGCAGCGAACATAATGAGCCGTATTTCGGATATATCAATGGATAACAGCGTGAAGGCTTGGGCTGAAGGTCTTAGTGTTGCATCATCGGCATTTTCTTCTGCGTTGCAAGGATTCGCAACAGGTGGTCCTCTTGGGGCTGCGGTCGGTGCTATGACATCACTCCTTTCAATCGGCATTCAGAAGATAGGTGATTTCGTTGAAGCGACACAGAGGAGCAAATCGGCAGCCGTTGAGTATGCCAATTCTATGAAGTTGCTCAACCTTCAAGTCGAGGAATTTAATTCATTATTCGGGAGTAATACATTGAAGGTCGGCACAGATGCCTTCAAGAAAGCACAACAAGCCGCAAAAGATTATACGGAGATACTAAAAGAATTATCAACCAAGAGAATAAAACTTGACGGCTGGGCAAACAATCTTAATTCAGGGCTTCGTCAGTTAGGTATATATAATGATGATGGAACTTATGACTTCGACAAGTTAAAAGAATGGTTTGAAGCCAACAGGGACTTGATTATTGACGAATCTATTAAAACACAGATAGAACTAATTCTCAGTCTAAAAGATGCTCAAGATGAGGCATTGTCGTCACTTGATAGTTCAATCGCGCAATATACAGGCAATCTTTCTTCAAGCCTTGCCGATGCTATATGGGACGGCGTTGTTCTTGGTGGGGCTGACGCTTGGGACACTTGGCAAGAAATCGGCGCAGATGCAATCGCAGAGATTGGCAAACAATTTATCTCGGAGATGTATATTACAACATACCTTGACCGATATAAAGAAGCGCTACGTAATGCTATGGGACAAGACAATAGTGCCGAAGCGATGAGTGAGGTTATGGCGCAGATAATTAACGGATTCCCAACGATATTTGAAAGTGCTTCACAGGCAGCGAAAGACTATGTTGATAAGATGAAAGCACTTGGCATTGATGTTACTCAATCGGCAGAAGAAGAACGCACCAGCACAAGCAAGGCGGGTATTACTGCAACACAGGAGAGTGTCGATAAGCAAAGTGGTATTCTAACATCTATACAGGATTATGTATATAATATCAATGATAAACTTGCAAAGATGCTTGAGAATAGCAGTGCAGCAAGAACGTACCAAACACAAGTAACATCATTACTTGGCGGTATCAAGGGAGATACAAGCCGACTTGCAGCGATTGAGAGCAATATGACTGCGATGAAAACAAGCCTTGAAGATATAGTGCTTCGTGGTGTAAACTTGAAGAATTAACGGATATGATGACTATTGACAACATAAACATCAAAACAACATACGGGATAGATATTGCTGATAACTCTTTGGCTGGATTGCTTACATATCCCAAATGCAAGAGTTTTACAACGATTGACTATCCCGATGAAAATGGGCTTCGCGCTGACCTTTCAGAGCCTAAACTTGACGCGTATAATGCAACAATCGTATTCAACATCTTTAGCGGTGCGAACCTTGCTGGATTTATAACCTTGCTGACAAGTCAAGTATCACACACACTTTCGGTCGGCAGTATGTTCACAACAAGCGGCTACGTTATAAGTTACAGCCAGCCAACACTGATAGATGGTCGCGGAACGATAAGTGTGTCATTCTGTATCAACGGAGATTACTTCGATGGATTCACTTATAACGCGAGTGATATAGCATTATCGAAGCGCGATGTTCCCGATTATAACTACAAGATTGATAACAAGTCTTTTGCTACTTATGGCATCTTCCCTACTGGCACAACACCTTGCGAGATATTACAACCGCACGACTACAAGATACCTCAGATAATCAAAAGTAACTATATCAGCGGGCATACCATTGACACGGGCGCAACGCTTTATAAAAAAGAAAAGACCGTACGGCTGTCACTTGTCGGCAGGTTCAACGCAAATAACATCTATGCTTACAAGGCATTTCTGTACGATTGGATGCGTGCTGGGGTAAGGACTTTCACTGCTGAAGGGAAAACAATGAGTTGTTGGTACGAAAATTCATCAATTTCTAAGGTGCTTGTAATGGAAGCGCAAGAAATTGTTATTACATTTACGATGAACATAACAGTCAATACGACAGTATGAAACGGGAGTTGTATCACGACATAGCATCAATCAAACTCATTCTTATCACTATTGATGGAATGATTGAGCATTTGGTTGAACGTAGTCAATACGAGAAAGCGCGTTTTTACGCGATTTTAGCGATGTATGAGTATGTTGATACAATTTATAATCCTATATGGATAAACAGTGAAAATGACGCGTTAAAATGCGAGATACAAACAATATTCAAAACATTCTTCTACAAACATAGACAATCTTGGTACGCAGCAGACAGGGCGGAGAAAACAGCCATCTTCTCTGTAATGGCTCAACGCAAAAGAGGTTGCCTATGCTACGGAATGGATGCACTTGATACATACATTGACCAACTAATAACGAAACGATAATGGAAATATATCAAGGCGAGCCGATGGGCTTCAAAATAACAATAAAAAACGATGCAGGGCAGTATCTATCGGACTTGTCATCAATCCCTTTTGAGGCGCTCATAAAAGATGCTCACAGCGAAACAAAACATACTTGGTCGTCAGCAAAGCAGACAATCACTTATGGCTCATATACAGAAGGAGGCGTTACTATCGGATATGCTGCATTTGGACTTACAGGCGCAGAAACATCTATGATGTTAGGCACATACGCTATTGAAGTAGCGAAGATTATATCAAGCGGCAGGGCAATCGGCATTGTTAATCAACTATGCGATGTATTGCCAGCAAATATAAAGAACGGTCTATGAAATACATACTCACATTAACCAATGAAGATGTAACCATCGAAAGCCAAAGCGATATTGATGTAACCAGCGCGCAACTGACGACATCTTCCGAAACGCTTGACGTAGATGCCATTTCGGACTTAAAGCAAGAAGATATTGAAATACTCTTGCATCAAGTTATGAAAGGCGACACGGGTAATAGTGGAGTTGCAGTATCAACCACTCAACCGACAGACCCATCGGTAAAAGTATGGGTTAATCCTGAGGGTGTAGATAGCAAAGTACACAAAGCAGACCTTGACAATCTTCTTATAGCGGCAATAGAAAATGCTGAAGATGCAGCAAGCCACGCTTACGTTAATAGCGCTGTTGCGAGTAAACAGGACATCATTAACAATGATAATAAACTGCCATACGCTTATCTTTCTGGAACTCCTACAATACCTGTTGTACCAACAAATGTTTCTTCATTCATCAACGATGCAGGGTATCTTACAAGCCATCAAGACATAAGCGGAAAGCAAGACGTTATATCAGATTTAAGCACAATACGCACCAATGCCACTAATGGTAATACAGCTCTTACAAGGATGGCTGGTTTGACGTTATGGAGTGGTACACAGGCTCAATATGATGCAATAGTAACGAAAGATAGTAACACTTTATACTTCATTCAGTAATATGGCTCTCAAGATAGGAAATACTGACATATCTAAAGTCTATCAAGGCACTACGGAGATACAATCTGTGTATCAAGGTTCTTCTTTGATATACCAATCGGGTTTACCTGCTGGGATATATATGGTGAAAGAGGTAAACGGCAAATGGGTTGATGTTAAGTATGAGGATTGGAATACGAGTGATACGTGTGTTGCAATACATATATACACTCAATCATTATTAGATTATAATGTTCCTTTCTACATAAGAGTTTTTGATTTTGCCGAAACATTAGTAGAAGGACAATGGGCAACTTCGAATGTAATGTTCCCGAATGTTCCGACAGTATCAAGTACAGATGTAGATGGTGCTTGGGCTACCTATTATATGGTTCAAGATGCAGCAAGTTTGGGAATATCTTCTCCTATTGCCACATCTGCCAGGAGTAGTTTCCTACGGAAAGGAGCGTACTTTTATAGTGGTTATATTGGGTCATTTCATCAGATGAACGCAATGTTAGGAACATCAGAAGCAAGGACATTAATATCTAATATGGTTACTCTTGCTGGCTATCATCCTACAAGTTTAAGCGAAATATGGACTTCTACACAAAGTGCTACTGGTAGTAGAGCAGTGGTATATAGTCCAACCTACGAAGAGTTTGTAACATCTAACAAGACAAATAGTTTCAAAGTTATTCCTTGTTTTAATATACCGATGGATTAATATGAATACTTTACAAATAAAAGACATAAATGGTAATTGGGTTGCAATACCAGCAATCAAAGGAGAAACAGGGGCTACTGGCAACGGCATCCAATCCATTGTTAAGACATCTACTGTTGGATTAGTTGATACCTACACTATCACATTTACCAACGGCACAACAACGACATTCCAAATAACCAACAGTGAGAATGTAACGAAGGCTCTGATTGAGTCACTCTTAACAGGCAATATCACAAGCCACACTCACGACCAATATGCGGAGAGTGATGACTTGGCAGAGGTAGCAACAAGTGGCTCTTACGCTGATTTGAGTAATGTGCCGACCAAGACTTCCGACTTCACTAATGACGGTGATGGCACTAATCCTTTCCTTACACAGCACCAATCTCTATCAGCATACAGAACAAGTGCTGACCAAGATGTTATTGACAACACAAAGGTAGATAAGGTAGAAGGCAAAGGCTTATCAACTAACGATTACACCACAGAGGAGAAGACCAAACTTGCAGGGCTGGAGAACTATGACGATACAGAGTTGTCTGGTAGGGTAACAACCATTGAAGGTAAAGAAGCTGGCTGGGATGCAAAGTACAATAAGCCTAATGGCGGAATACCTTACAATGACCTTTCAAGTGGTGTAAAGGCTTCTTTAGATAAGGCTGACACTGCTATCCAGCAGCACCAATCTCTATCAGAGTATCGTAAGGCTTCAGCACAAGATGTTATTGACCTTGCAATCACTGATAGGTTAGATGATATAGAGGAACTGATACCTAACGAGGCAACAGAAAGCAATAAACTTGCTGACAAGAATTTCGTCAATTCAAGTATTGCCACTAATACGGCATACTTCAAGGGAACTCTTGATGCAACAACGGATTTGGGACTCACAAAACCAGCTTCTCACGCAGACATAGTCACTGCTCTTAATGCTCATACCTTCTCTCCTGTACCGACAAACAATGACTATTGCTTTGTTGTAAATAGTGATGAGGATAGTGATGTAATCTATGATAGGTTCAAATATGTTACTGGCAGTGGTTGGAGTTATGAGTATAGTCTTAACAACTCCTCTTTTACCGCTGCACAATGGGCATCTATCAATAGTGGCATTACAAGTGGTAAGGTAGGCAATTACGATGCACACCTTTCATCAACGAGCAATCCTCATAGTGTCACAAAGGCACAGGTTGGATTAGGTAATGTGCCAAACACTGACTTCACTTCAAGGGTAGAAGCATTGGAAGGCAAGACCAAGTTAAGTGACTTCACCGATGACTTGGGCAGTAGTCCTGTGCATACTCACAATCAATATCTGACCGAGCATCAGTCATTGGCTGATTACTCCACAACCCAGCAGATGAACACTGCTATTGCTAACCATCACGATAGCACGAAGCAGAATGTAATCAATGATAGCAACAAGTTACCTTATGCGTACATCAGTGATACTCCTACAATACCTGTTGTAGAAGAATACACAGCACAAGAGGTAGATACATTATGGGATTCAATTACAATATAAGACTATGGCAAGAATAATCAAGACAAATAACGGAATCGTGGTAGCGAATAATAAGGCTATCTCGGTCAAGAATTACCAATATGCCGATGGACAGATAGATGAGGCAGGACTCGCAGCTCTTGGTTGGGATGCAGAGTCTATCGGGGTATTGAGGGACAATGTTCCACACTATGAGTGGCAGGATAGCGAGTATCAAGTAAGTGCTGCGAACAAGGCTCTCTACGGGGTGGTCAATGATAGCAATATCAGCACCTACAAGACCAATGCAGATATGCGGTTCTGCCCAATGTTCGATACATCAGCGAGAACAACGATGACGGATATGTTCCGAAACGCAACCCAACTCATAGCAATCCCGAAATTCAACACCAGTAATATAACTCGAATTAATGCATTCCAAGGGTGCACCGAACTGCGTGTTGTGCCACTATTGGACACAAGCAATGTGACAACTTTCAACTCTGCGTTCATTAGGTGTAAGAAACTCACAACTGTTCCGCAGTTCAATACATCAAGGGTGACTAATTTCCAATACACATTCCAAGATTGTAATGCACTACGAATGTTCCCTCGGTGGGATTTTTCTGCTGCAACTAACATAAGCAATATGTTTATGTATTGCATGGCATTGGTATATGTATCGAGGATGAACACAAGAAATGTAACCGATTTTCAGGTTGTATTCAACGGATGTAACTCCCTGCGTCAAGTAGAGGAGATAGATATGACATCTGCGACAATTGCACTTAATATGTTCTTGGGCTGTACTTACTTGACTGATTTGCGGATTAAAGACGGAACACCACTTAATGTGACCTTATCATTAAGTTATGCCAACATTCTCTCCTATGAGAGTATCATATCAGTATTGACGGCGGCATCCAACACTACCAACTCTAATGCCAAGACACTCACATTCAGTCGCACTCTCACTGTCAGTCAATCACAAAAGGATGCTCTTGATGCCTTGATTGCTTCCTGCGGAGCGAAAGGATGGACTATTAGTGGATTATCATATTCAGTTTAACAATAAAAAAAATAATTATGGAACTACACAAAGAATTTGACCAGAATCTCAATATGTGGAGGATATGGGTGGATGAAGGATATTGGATTACCACCTATACTGACGGAACGCCTATCGCAGAGTATGTGGATTACAAGAATGCATTCTGTCCCCAGAACACCGACTTCACGAACCATCGTGTAATCACCGATGCGATGCACAATCAGTATGAGATGTGTCAGCGTACGCAGAATGAACCTTATGTACCGAGTGCATCAGTAGTCAATGGATATAGTGACGATACGGACTTGTTGCCATCAGAAGAAAATCTAATAATTAAAGGATAGTTATTATGAAGAAGATTGAAGCAAAGAATTATCGTGCCAAGATAGAACAGGCAAGTGCTTGGACAGACGATGCAGATGCATTGGAGATGGTTGAACTCTTCCCCAAGTGGTCAGTCGGTAGAGATGTCATCGTAGGTGAGAGGTTGCAGTACAACGGACTACTCTACAAGTGCGTACAGGCACACACCACACAAGCAGATTGGACTCCCGATGTAACTCCTGCTTTATGGGTTAGGGTATCGGTGGAGGAATATCCACAATGGGTTCAGCCGACAGGAGCAGCAGATGCTTATAATCAAGGTGACAAGGTATCTCACAATGACAAGCATTGGGTGTCAAGCATCAATGCTAATGTATGGGAGCCCGGGGTTTACGGATGGAATCAAGAATAGCCTATGAAAGCACTAACCACAACAGGATTAACCGAGTTAATCACGAAGATTAAGACCGCCCTTGCAGGGAAGGTTGATAAAGTCAATGGCAAGGGACTCTCCACCAATGACTATGATAACACCGAAAAAGGTAATGTGGCATTGAATACTGCTGCAAGACACTCACACTCCAACAAGGCAACTCTTGATGAAATTAGTTCCATAGAGGAAGGCGAGGAGATTGACATTGAGTCAGCAGACACCATCAGCATAGATTCCACTCCAACTGCATCATCTAACAATCTTGTGACAAGTGGTGGAGTAAAGGCTTATGTGGATGAACAAGGTGCAGCAGCAGCCAACTCCATAGACCTATCCTTGTATGATATCTATGGCAAGTTATGGGCAGGCAGGACAACCGCCAACTGCTATGTGGTGACAAGGGCAGGCAGATACAGATTCCCTCTTGTCTATGGTAACGCAATCAAGAAAGGTACTACCAATGCAGCATCCTACACCAACGGTGGTGGTCAGTATCAGGCAGCCTTTGTCAATTACAAGGGTGTGCAGATTACCTCTCCATACATTGAGGATGACACTCTCACTCAAGCGGTGGATGCGGAGTTGTGTCTTGCAGATGCAAACAACATCTTCACCAATGTAACCTTGCAGACCATTAGCGGACTGAAATATGTAGTCTTTGATGTGGCTTCAGTTCCTGTAACGGGGTGCAACGGCATCCTTGCAGTCAAGGACAGCAACGGAGATTATATGTGGTCTTGGCATATATGGGTATGGACTGATTCCCTAGAGACGGTCACTATAACCAATCATACGAATGTCAACTATGATATTATGCCAGTGAATCTTGCATCCACTTGGGATGATTCCACGAAGGCACACATCAAGAATTGGCATTATCAGTTTGGACGCAAAGACCCTATGTGTCCGCCTGCTGTCTACATCTCCAACACAAACGCAACCCTTTATGGCTCAAAGACATTCGAGGCTACTGCTGCTGATACGGTGGCTGAAGCGATTAAGAGACCATATAATTTCTTCAAGCAGTACGATACTACATATTGTAATTGGAATCCGTTAACATACTTTTATAACTTCTGGGATGCAAGCCTTAATATAACAGGAGCATCAGATAACCTTGCAACCGCAGTCAAGACCATTTATGACCCTTGCCCTGCTGGATTTATAGTTCCTGTAGGAAGAGCATTTACAGGATTTACAACAACAGGTAACAATTCAAGCAATGCAAGTGAGTTTAATGCTATCGGAAGCTTTACAAATGGTTGGAAATTTAAGGCAAATAGTGAAGATACCGTCGGTCAGTTCTTTATGGCTTCGGGTTATCGCAGTCGCGAGTCTAGTGCACTGAACAATGTCGGCTGGGGCGGCGGCTATTGGTCTTCTGCCGCCGCCAATCAGGCTAACGCGGGCGGCATATACTTCTATTCGGGCGACATCAGCCCGCTGTTCACGATCAGCCGTACTGTCGGCTTCTCCGTTCGGCCAATCAGAGAATATTGGTATACAGAATAAAAAAAGATTATGAAAATTATACTATACACATACGGACTAACAAGACCAGAGAGCCTTGCAGTCATAACGAAAGATAAAGCTGAGGTTAGGTTTAATATCACGGAAGGTACTGAACCTTCCATTGACCCTCAAACCGAAGAACCTGTCACCTTACCAATCTTCACCTGTGAGAAAGCCATCGTTGACTATCCATTGGATTATGCACAGATAGTAGATGCTATGATAAGGACAAGATATACACAAGGTGATGTAGAGGCAATACTCCGTCACAAGATAAATGGTGACGAAGGAGCAGAAGAAGCATACAACACCTTCAATGCCTTCGCAGAATCCTGCAAACAACAAGCACAGGAAATCTTAAACGATACATTATGACAACACTAACACTAATCTCATTTTTCTTGCTTTTTGGCTTCATCGGAATAAGCATCAGAAAGCACACATTACTACCATCATATTCTGCCTATGCAAGCAAGTGGTGGATAGACAAGGTGCAGAACCTTAATGTATGGCAGGTGGTAACACTCCTTGCTGCCTTCTTATTAATGCCACCAATGATTGAGAGAGGAGTAGGCAGTGCCTTACAATTTTTAGGCTTTTTCTGCCCTCTGTATCTCATTGTAGTAGCTTTCACTCCACGATGGGAAGAGAGTAAAAAGGAACATATTATACATTCAGTAGGTGCAGGTATCTGTGCCATCTGTGCAATCCTTTGGATGGCTCTTGTATGCAAGGTGTGGTACATCCTTCTCCCTGTGGCAGCATTTGTATTAATACTTGCCTATGCGACAAACTCACTTAAATCAGCAATAACCTTTTGGCTTGAGATGGTGATGTTCTTGGCAAGTTATGTGACGGTACTTTTCTTTTAACTAAAATCTCTTTACTTATGAACCTTATCTTTATCACAATCTTCGTGGCTATTGTACTTGTACTTGCCATCGTATTCGGAGTGCTTTACTTCCGTCTTAAATCTAAAATCGTTACTCTATCCGACATCGAACCTTACTACGGGCTTCGTCGTAGCAAAAAGTGGGACGCACAGAAACGCGTTCTAAAGCTCCAAAATGAAATTATGCCTTATATCAAGGTAAAAGACCATAAGGTATTCCTAAAAGTTGTGAAGGAGGATTAAACGATGTTCGAGGGGTTGGCGCAAGCGGTACATACGCAAGTATTCTTTATCGCGGTAGTTTATGTTCTTGTTGTTTTCCTTGTGGGTCTTGACCTTTGGGCTGGGATTCGCAAGGCAAAACAGCGTGGAGAGTTTCGCAGTTCATACGGGCTTCGTAAAACGATAGATAAGCTCTGTCGTTATCTCAACCTAATGTTGGTACTGACAATCATTGATTGTATGCAGATGTTGGCACTTTATCAACTTGCGGCACAGGGTTCAATACATCTTCCACAACTTGCTGTACTAACATTCGCAGGCGGTATGTTCATCGGCATCATAGAGGTTAAATCTATATGGGAGAACAACAGCCAAAAGGAAAGAGCAAGGATTGATGATGCGCTGAAACTCGTCGCGAAGATGGCGAAAGACCGCGACATTCAAGACGTATTGAACAATTTAGTTACATATCTAAAGATTGAGAAAAATGAAGCGGACAATTCTCAGAATTAAGAAGATAAACATTACTTCGGGCTTCGGCAACCGCGTTCATCCTGTCACGGGAAAGGCAAAGATGCACAACGGAGTTGATATTGCTTGTCCCGTTGGCACACCAGTATTGAGTCCTGTTGCAGCAATCGTTACCAACGTATTCTATGATGACAAGTTCGGGGGCGGGCATACGGTCATTCTCCGCGATATGATTAATGACGACAGATACGGCTTCTGCCATCTTCAAAAGGCAACTTGCAAGATAGGCGATATAATACAGCAAGGACAAGAGATAGCGCGTAGTGGTAACAGTGGCGTGGGTACGGGCGCGCATCTACATTTCAGTCATTCCATCAATGTTAAGTGGAATAACAATCAAGCAATAGAACATACACCAATAGACCCAACAGATAAGATTGAATACGAGTTATGACATTATATTATAACAGCACAAGTAAAGAGATACAGCCCGACGACAACAGCTATCGTTATCGGGCTTTGATGATTGATGATACTGTTTCCTTAAATTTCTCTCTTGCGGAATATATTGAGTTTCCAATCGGTACATATGCATTGATTGATTCTCAGCAGTACGTTCTTGAGCAGCCAGCATCATTCATCAAGAATGGTAATCGTCAATACGACTATAAGATGACACTTCGCGGCAGTTATTTTGCCGCCACAAAATATAAGTTCTACAACCCAGCTGATAAGCGGTTAAAGTTTGAAACTAGTGCAACTCCGACACAACTTGGTAATATGATTGTTGCCAATCTTAATGCACGTTCTAACGGCTGGACGTTAGGTGCGGCAATCAACGCAGATGCACGACTTATGGACTTTAATCATAATAACGTATTAGAGGCGTTACAGGCGATTGCATCGGAGTTTGGTACAGAATATCATATCATTGGAAAGACTGTCTATATCGGCAAAGTAGAGAGCAATAAAGCCAATCCTCTTGCGCTCTCTTATATGACTAACATAAAACCGAAACTTGGGCGCGAGAATTATGATAACTCACTGACCATTGAACGACTATACGTTCAAGGTGGAGAGAAGAACATTGACTATGCAAGTTATGGCAGTAAAGCGCTTCATCTTCCATTAAGCAAGACAATAACATACGACAATAAGAGTTACACATCATCTTCAGACGGCTCATATATCGAAAGAACGGGTATCAGCCACATTACAAATAATGAAGATAGTTTTGATGGAAGCGATGTTTATCCAACAATCGAAAGCAAGGTATTGAAGGTAATACGCGTTGATGCTGAAAAGCACTTCTACGACTTAATCCTTGACGAAACGATAGATATGTCGGATAGTGGTATCGTAGGACAGACACCGACAATCATTTGGCAGGATGGCAACCTTGCAGGGCGCGAGTTCGATTTGCAGACCTTGAACAACGGCAAAATCAAATGTAAACTTGATGAGGATTACAACAACAAGTTGCATATCTATTTGCTTCCTCTTGAAGAAGATGGCAGTGCGTTCCCGACAGATAGCAGTTGGAGTGGAACGTGGGTTGATAATGTTCTTGATGTATCGGCACAGAACCTTATGATACGATTCTTCGGTATCACTATTCCTAACAGTGAGATATGTGACGACGCGAACCAAACGGGTGCTTCTTACGATATGTTCCGTAATGCAGCGCAGTACTTGAGCGAACACGAAAATCCTTTATACAGTTTCGTTGGTGAGCTTGACGAGATATATGCCAAAGCGAACTGGAATACTATCAAGAGCAAAATCACTCTTGGCGGTTATACACAACTGACAGATAACCAGTTTCTACCGAATGGCGAGTTGATACGTATTGTCGGGATTAAAGATTACCTAAACAATCCACAGGCTGTTGAGATTGAATTGAGCAACAAGACTTGCGGGCAGAGCAACTTCTCCAGCACGCTTCGCCAACTTGAAGGCAACGAAACGGCTATTGATATAACAGGCAAAGAAGCAAAGACCTTTGCTCAACGTCGTTATCGTGATGCAAGACAGACAAGTGCAATGTTGGAAGAAGCGTTTGCGAGTTTCGCCGACCAATACACCGAAGGCATCAGTCCGATAACCGTCAAGACAATGCAGATGCTTGTTGGCGATGAAGCACTGCAATTCTACTTTGTGAACGGCAGTAATGAGGTCATTGATGATGATGTAACTTATAATTCTACGACCAAGAAGGTTACTTCTTCCTCTTGCCGTATCAAGCATTTCACTGTTGGTATTTCTGATACAAAGCCGAACAGGGCTGAATCCGAGTACAAGAAATGGAACATAAGCGAGTTTCAGAGCGATTCTCTAACAGATACTGATAAAAATTATTTCATCTATCTTAAATGCGTCAAGAATGGCTCTACTGGTGTATTCGAGTTGAGTGAAACGGCAAAGAACCTTGAGGATAATACGTATTATTATTTCCTGTTTGGCTTTATAAACAGCGAGTACAACGAAACACGCAGCATAGCGAGAATGTATGGATTCACGGAGATAACTCCTAATAGAATCACGAGTTACAAGTTTATCAGTCCCGACGGGTATTGCTGGGTTGATTTCCTTAATAAGTCATTCAGAATCTTCAATGACAACACTCATTATTTCTCCTTTGATGCGAACAATGGATTCGATATGAAATTGGGAGGTTCATCTATCACTATTGATGGCTCAACATACAGTAATACTATTTCTTCACTTGCGACAAAAACGGAGTTAAATGATTATCTAACGAAACAGGTTGCACAGAATACATACGCGTTAATTTCTTCTTTGAATAATTATCTTACTATTCAAGCGGCAAGTAACACGTATTTGAGCCAAAGTGACGCAAGTTCAACTTATGTGGCAAACAATGATTTCGGAATAAAATTCGCAGCACAAGTATTGGCACAGGATGTTGCCACACTTACAGCCGTAGCTCAGTCCTATTACAACAAGGGAGAAATGGATGTATCTCTGACGGGAATGGTTAAAGACACTAATTTCGCGTCAGTATTCAGCCAGAAAATAACTAATGTCAATGATAAGGTTACGGAACTCGAAACAGCAGCAATAAGCAGGTCTAACCTTATAGTATCTACGGAAGGCGAGTCAAATTCGTTTGCTACGCTTTATTCAAGTTACACAACAACAGCATTAGGTCAAGGTGGTGCTATCAGTGGGGCTATATCTACGGCAACTGCTGGAATGGTTACTAATGGTAGTGCTGGTGGCTCTTTCGCTAACTTGTTCGCAAGTTATGTTACAAGTGAAGGCGTTGCGAAGAACGCGGAGATTGCTCTTTGGGCTGGTGGTACTAAGTCAGGACTCAAACTTTCTGCTGATGAAATCACTTTCACAGGGAAAACAATCATCAACGGCAACTTTGTTGTTGATAACAACGGTAATCTCGAATTGCACGGCGGTATCAAAGCAACGAATACTGTTACGACCGAAAGTGGAGTGGACTATGTTTTCGATTCTATTGGAAATGCGAGAGTATATGGCGGTTTATACGCTGTTGCCACAAACGCAAATCATACACTTCAAGCCACCGATGTTAATATCACTGCTACTGGAAGCGGTACTGGTGCTACCAATGGATTGAACCTAAACGCAACAAATGGCAAGATAGACATTACGGCAAAGGATATAAACCTTGAAGGGAAGCTCAACTTGATGGTTAAACTGGTATCAAGTGGAACATCATTCAGTCTTGCGAGTTATCCATCATATAACTATTTCCTTTGCACTCAGAGTTCTAACCTAACTTTTAATCTTGGTACAGGTTCAAGCGGTCAGATAATAATGGTTAAACAATGTAATGCGAGAGTGACACTATCAGGTACTATCAGAAAAGGAAGTAGTACTGATTCGACTTATATAATCGGCGATGGAAAGACTGCTATTTTGGTTTATTGCGGAAGTTCAATAGGCTGGTCACTAACATTAACTTCATCATTGTAATATGAGTTATCAAGCAATCATACGGGGCAACTGCCCAAGCAAGAGCAACTGCTATCGTATCATCACGATAGCGGGACACTCTTCCCTTTGCAAATCTGACGCGCTGAAGAAATATGAAGAAGCATTCATTTGGCAAAGCGGCAATCTTCGCGGCTTGAACATTGATAGTCCTTTCGAGTTCTACATTGATGTATATTATCCAAGCAAGCGAAGCGACATAGACAACAGCCTAAAAATAGTTCTTGACTGCCTTCAGCGCACAAAGACTATAACCAATGACAACAACTGCTGCAAGATTGTCGCTCAGAAATTTATTGATAAAGATAATCCACGAATAGAAATCGAAATTAAGCCGTTATGAAGCGTTTTAACTTTGTATTGATAATTATATCATCTATGGTATTATCGTCGTGTAATTGCCTTAAAAACTGTCCATACAACGAGATTGACACGCGTGATAGTATTATATATCACGATGTACTGATACTGCGTGATAGTACTATTTATTACACAGTAGAAGATAGTGTTATTATCAGCATCACGAAAGACACCACGAGCCATCTTGAAACGGATATGGCTATATCGGATGTAGTGGTGAGTAATGGGGAATTATATCATAGATTGCGGAATAAAGACGGTCTGCGACCTATCAACATAACAATTCCGACACGGGTAACGACAAGCGAAAGAGTAAAGACAATCACGCGGAATGTTGAAATCCCTTCGGAGTTATCTTGGTGGCAGACAACACGGATACATCTTGGCGAAGCCTTCTTGATAGTAATGGCACTTGTTGGTATCTATATACTGATAAGAGTGCTTCATAAATAGTGTATGGAATGGGTTGAGAATTATAGGGCTTCGTCAAGAGAAACCAAATAATCATAACTAATCCATACCAAAATGAAAGAATTAACAACAGAAGATATTAGAGCATTGTTCAATGCACTTATCGAACATATAAACCCTCTAATGACCTATGATGAGGCATCAGAGTATCTTGGCAAGAGTAAGCACGCAGTCATCGCAAAGGTTAGCCGCAGTGGAATCAAGGTTATCAACCAACGGAAACTCATAAGGTTTTCCGATGTTAAGAAAATACAACTAAAGGAGGTGTAACTATGGCTTGTGGAACAAAGAAAAAAGGCAAAGGCACTAAAAAATAATTTAGACTAAAAACGCCATTTGAGCTACTTCTAATTAGGGGTAGCTCATTATTTTTGCATCTTGGGGAAAACCGATGATAAGCCAAATTCTCGAAAGCAAGATTAATTCAATACCTTTCCTTTCCAACCTTGAAGCAAAAATTATCAATAGTGGTTGGGTAGGTAGGAATTATCATATTGCCACCGATATATCACCTATTCTGAACAACGCGGGCGAAATGCTATTAATACCAATCATCAATAGTTTCTTGTCGAATATGCCGCAAGATACACTACCAGCAATAGCACACAGCATTGTTGATAACGGCATAAGTAACGGCTCTTTGGCAATTCTTGATGATATGATTACCATTGAAGCGGATGACCTTCAAGAGTTAAAACATCTGCTTAATCGAAACCTTCCTCTTGAATGTAATTATTACCAAGTTGTAGAATGATGGAAACACTGATTGAAATAATTGACAGATGCGAGTGTTCTGATTACCTTCTCACTCTTGCGTTATTACTTTATTTTGGAGATTCAAAATAAATGACTACCTTTGAGCCAGTAATCGTTGTACTCATATGTCGTGTGTGACTATTTCGATTTTTCGTAGTACCAGTTTGCGCTGGTACTTTTTCGTTTATAAAAACGTGTTTTTCTTCAAAAAGTACAACATTTAGTACAACAGAACGTATAATTGATTGATAATCAATCTACATTGTACCCCTGAGCAGAATACACACTATTGCATACCTATATATTATATTGTTCAAAAACGAGGGATATACTCTCAACCAAGCAAACTTCTTGAACATTATGCTGGAACAATGAACAAATAAATGGTACAACAAATAGTACAACGTCATTGAAAGAACGGATGGCTTGCAACATCATCTGCATTCTCTTGTGCAGACTGCTTGATATATCTCATTGTTGTAGCTTCTGAACTATGACCAAGAATCATCATAACGGCGTGAGTTGGAACTCCAGCACGTATCGCGTTTGTTGCGAAACTGCGCCTTGCTGTATGATTGGTTATTAGTTCATATTTTGGGTGGACTTCTTCAATCATAACGCCAGCACGATTAACGTTGATAACGATGTCTTGAGTGATGCCAGCCAAGCGGCAAATATCTTTTATATGAGCATTTATCTTCTGTTCGCTGATTGGGTGCGCGAAGTCGAAACCGCTGTCAATTATCTTCTTGACCGACGGATGCACAGGCACTACAATATCACTCTTTGTCTTTTTGGTTTTTATCTTGATGAATTGCCCATCAAAGTGATATTTATCAAGCCTTCGGAAATCCGACACTCTTAATCCCGTATAACAACCAATTATAAACAAGTTACGACAGGCAATATAACTCGCGCTGCGTTCATCTGCATTTCGTCTATCACGCTGGCTATCGCCGTAACATAACGCACTCGGAGAAAGGTCAAGTGCTTCAATCGCTTTTATCTCATCCTGTGTAAGATACACAGCATCGGCTGGTCTTGCTATTGCCGTAAAATCACGGTGGTCAGTTGCCGTTCCTTTGTGTAATTTATCAACTTCACGCGCTTCGGTGTAACATTGTTTAATTACCTTGATTGCAGTGCCGAAGTATGTATCATTATAACCATTGGCATAGAACCAACGCTGAAGGTCGGCATAAAACGCCATATCTACATCGGAGAAGTGAAGAACTTTCCTTTTCTCGGACTCATACTGCTGTAATTTATGTAGTATTGTTGTCTGTATCTTGATTGTCCTTTCGGCGCGTGTATTGCAATATCGAGGAATGTATGTATTGGCTATATATCCAGTAAAAGACAGCGTATCTTCGTGCGGATATATAATTGCATTGAAATACTCAAAGAATTCGTCATTTCGCGGAATTATGCGTTTAGAAACAAAGTGCTTGATTGTTGCATTGGCAGCATTTTCGTACTGCTCTATTCGCTGATTAACGATACTGCCATCATAGTCAGATGTCACCCTTGCACAATGTTTCTTTGCGTTCCAAAGAGCCGTAGGAACACCGATGCCGATACTCTTTCGGTATTGATGCCCAGCAAAAGAAACAATCATCACTATTGTTGCAGTAGCGCGCTGTTTGTTTGTTATCGTGAATGTAATCATTGTGTAAGCATATCGCCACGACCTGTCAGCAGCCAATCGGCGCTGATATGATAATTAACAACAAGAACCGACAGCCACGATGCTTGAAAAATATCACTTGCGTAGTTATGTTCCAGCGCGTAGAAGTTACGGCGGTTGCATCCGACAACATCGCAAAAGGTCTTTTTACCTCTTAATGTCTTATTGGAAATTAATAGATTAAGAGCAAGGAAAAAGCGACCTATGATTATTTGGCTTCTTTCGTTCTGCATATTTTTGATTTTTCAAAAAAGTTACGTGTCATTTGTTCATTGGTATCGGCCGCGAATTTCCACACAGCAACGCGTTCTTCAGGGAATTGCGGCACTTCCCCACTTTGTAGACAGGAACAGTAATAAAGTTGTTCATCTTCATTCATATATTTAACATACCTGTCATAGTCAAGTATATCCAGCAGTTTAGTTACCATATTTGCGCGACCGCTTATGCTGATTGGCATACCTTCCCCAGTAAGCAACCAACGTGCATCAATATCGGGGAAACGCTGCAATATTGCCATAATAGGCTGAAGCCCGATACCACTGCCAGCGATAAGGTTGTGCGTGTACTGGGAAGTCCATCCCATCATCTCGGCAAATGCTTTCTGTTTGCCGTGTGCTTTAAGATTGATGATTGTTTTAATGCGTTCCTTCATTGGTTAAACGTTCTATGATTGTTAATAGTCTATCCATCTGTTCGTCTTTCTTCTCAAGCAACTTGATAAAGTCTTTAGAGCTATTATCTACGTTGTTTGTTGCTGAGGAATTATTGGTCGCGTTAGCTATGATATTATGATTAGATTTCTCTTGAGAAATAAAGATTTCTCCATTTCCAGTCATTAGCCAAATGGGATTAATATTAGGTATCTTGGCAAGTATAATATCTTCGTTTATAAAATCACTTTTTAACCAGTAATTCAATACCTGCGGAGTTATATTTAACATCGTTGCAAAGTCTGTATTCTGCTTTAATCCAAGCGCTTGCTTTAGTTCTAAAATTCTGTCGCGTGTAATTTTCATAAAATTTTATTTTAATTTATTTGGATATATTAAAATTGTTTTTTAGTTTTGCCTTTGAAATAATAAAACATCGTTTTAATAATATAATAAAGTAACCAACAAAGGTAATAATAAAATAAATTAAAAAGTAAATAAAATGTTAATCCTAAGCGAAGCACAGAAAAAAAGAAAACAAGTCAATGCTTGTATTAGAGCAGAGTACGAAAGTCTAATCAAAGACGGCACAACGCCATTCGTTGCTAAAGAATACTTGGCAAAGAAGTATGGATGTAGTGTAACGAAAGTTTATTTAGCGTTAAAGTAATTAATGTATAAAACACACGGCAATGAAAAAGTTTAGAGAAGTTACATCAGCAATAGCAGCAATAGTTGGTCTTATAATCTGTTTCCTTGAACCAGTAACTTGGGTGTACTGGATTGTATTAATTGTTGCACTTGGTTGGTTGATAATCAATCAAGACATTCTTAATGATGACAACGAAAAGAACAGAGCATAATGAGTACAGCGGAAGTAATCAACTACATTAACGGAATTGAGAAGGAAAACAATATTCTCAAAGCCCGTATCATCGAAGCGGAACAAAGCCGTATCAGCACAGAACGTTTTTATAACGTAATCATAAGCGCGTCAGACGTAGCAAAGATGCACAACGTCAGCAAAGGTCGTGTTCTTGATTATGCCAAAAGAAACCTTATCTCAAAGCATCCCAATAGCACGGACAACAAGTTATTCTTCCGACTATCCGAAGCACTTTGCTGGGATTTTGACGAGTTGAAGCGCGATAAGAATATTAATAGGGTGATGGGTAAGCAATAGCGTTCAAGTCGCTACACCCTACCAAGCAACGCCCGAAGCTGTTAGAGGGCAAATAAAAACAATACAGATTTATGAGTAATCTACAATTATTCAACAAGACATTAACAATGGAGCGCACACAGGATTATCTTCAGAGTGTTCTCGGAGATAAGAAGGCTTCATTTGTTAACAACATCACAGCGCTGGTCGCTAATTCAACAAACCTTCAAGAGTGCGAGCCATTAAGCCTAATGTACGCAGGTATCAAAGCAACGGCACTTGACCTTCCACTTGACAGCAATCTTGGATTCGCCTACGTAATCCCATTCAAAAATAAAGATGGAAAGGTTGCACAGTTCCAAGTCGGGTACAAAGGTTTCATTCAGCTGGCTATCCGTAGCGGACAATTCAAGACAATCAATGTAACAGATGTACGCGAAGGAGAGATTGAAAGCAACGACCTTATAAGTGGCACAATCACATTCACACAGGTAGATGAACGTGATGAACATCCAATCATCGGTTATGTAGCATACTTCAAGCTAATCAATGGGTTTGAGAAGATGTTGTATATGACCAAAGAACAAGTTGAAGCGCACGCAAAACGTTATTCGCAGACCTATTCAAGTAATTACGAGAACACACGCGCATCAAGCAAATGGACTACCGATTTCGATGCGATGGCAAAGAAAACAGTATTGAAGTTGTTGCTATCAAGATACGCACCATTATCAGTGGAAATGCAGAATGCCGTTATTGCTGACCAGTCCGAACTTAACGAGCAAGGACAACCTACATACGTTGATAATATGCCCGAAGAAGTAGTGCTTGAAGCACAAGAAATTAAAGATAGAAGTAAAGAGATTGCAGCCAACGCGATGGCAAAAGCCGAAGCCGCAAAAGCAAAATCACTACAATCAAATGAAGAAATTTTCTAACACACGACAATTAGAGGAGATACGACTATGAGTATAACTATCATCAGACCGAAAGACAGACAAGAGTGGCTACAACAACGCGGAAGCGGCATCGGTAGTAGCGATGTAGGAACAATCTTGGGGCTTAACCCATACGAAACACCATACCAACTTTGGAGGCTAAAAAAGCATATTGACGCGCCAAAAGAAGAAAATTTTGCGATGAAAGCAGGGCATTATCTTGAGGATGCAGTCAGTAAGTTTTGGAGTGATGCAACAGGTAAGGAAGTTGTTAAATCAAGTGCTGGAGATTGGTTGATTGTATGTAACGAAAATCCTGTATTAAGAGTTAGCCCAGACCGTATCTATTGGCTCAGCGAAAAGCGTAACGACAACAAGGGTATCTTGGAATGTAAGACAACACAGAAGAAGATTGATGAAGAATCAATACCGATGACGTGGTTCTCACAGGTTCAGTATCAACTTGGTGTTTCCGAGATGAAAGAAGCGAGCCTTGCGTGGTTATCACAAGGACGTGATTTCGGATATATAGACCTCAAGTTTGTCCCCGAATATTACGAATACATCGTTGAGAATGTAATGAAGTTTTGGAACGACTGCATACTTGGCGACAAAGAGCCTGACGCGATTAATGCAGCCGATGTAATCAAGAAATACGCCCAGCATACAGAGGGAAAGATTGTTGAAGTAACAAGCGAATGTTATAATTATTACACACGCTTAAAAGACGTTAAAAATCAAATCAAGTTGCTTGAAGAACAACAATCCGAACTTGAGAACAATATACAGATGAGCTTCGCAGATGCTGAAGCAATCACATATCAAGGACATACTCTTGCAACTTGGAAAACAAGTAAGGCAAGTCAAAAGTTCGACAGCGGTACATTCAAGAAAGAAAATCCCGATATGGCAGCAAAATATACGATTGATGTTGCGGGTACACGTCGTTTTTTGGTTAAGTAATTATGATTGAAATTAGCAACGAGCGCGGAGAACAGATAACCCGCATCCTCCGCGCCTTTGCTGAAATCAAAGCAAAGGACAACAAGACCTATAATCAACAACGTCAAGCGAAACAGATAATAAGATACATCAATGGAAAGACAAGAAACATTCATATTCCGACTAAGATGGCGTGATGCTATTGCAGCCCTGCCTGACGATGTACGTCTTGAGATTTACGAAGGCATCCTTGATTATGTCAGCGGAATAGATTCACAACTATCGCCGTTGGCACAAGGGGCTTTCCTTATGGCTAAGTACGATATAGATAAGACTGCGGCTAACTATGCCGAATTATGCAAAACACGGCAAGAGAACGGCAAGAAAGGTGGGAATCCTGATTTCAAAAAAGGACAGCCAAATCCGTATTATCATAAGGAAATAGATAACCAAGAGATAACCAAAGATAACCAAATGGATATGATAGGTTATGATAAGATAACCAAAGATAACCAAATGGATATGATAGGTTATGATAAGATAACCAAAGATAACCAAATGGATATGATAGATAACCAAACATATCCAAAGATAAGCCCTAATAATAATATTAATAATAATATAAATAATATAGATATAGATAATAATATAGATATATATACTAAAGATAATATTATTGATATTACCATAGATAAGAAGAAAGAAGAAAATAATAAAAAGAAGAAAGAAGAATTTATCATTATCAATCCAGCATTCGCGGAGTTTCAAGAATGGCTCAAGACACATACTCCAAGAGTAGCAAAGATGGCAAAACCTTTCACCGAAGCTCAATGGCAAGAAATGATTGTTAAGTATGATGCTAAAATAGCAAAAGATGTTCTATATGCTATGGACAATTATAAGACACTTAACAATAAATACATTTCAGCTTATGGAACGTTCCGTCAGTGGGCTAAAAAAGAAATGGAGCGCTATCCTCAATCATCACAACAGTCTAAACAACCAGTAAGCAAGATTGACAGTATTGCGGAATTAGTTAATACAACTAAAGCCGTTCTGACGGGACAGGTTGAACAAACCAAAGAACAGGACGAGCAGAATAAACGTATTCTATCAATGTTTAATTAACACACGACGAATTATGAGTAATGAAATAATAATAAAGAAAGTTGATTATTCAACACAGAATAACATTTCTGAAATATGCGAGATACTCGGCATCGTGTATCAGTTCAGCGGATTCACAAGACCAGCAGACAACGACTTTGTAATATTAGCCAAATCGCTAATCGCACAGCTAAACGAGAATTACAACCTATTACAGATGCACGAAGTTAGAACAGCACTTACCGAAGGTGCTTTAGGAAGATATGGAGATATTTTCGGTATCAATCTGAGAATGTTCGTTAAATGGCTTGATTGTTATCTCGAAAGTGATAAGCGACAAATATATTTGGCTTCTTTGCGCGTTTTTAACGCGAATAACGCGCCAAAACAAATTGTTAATGAAATTATATTAACGGAAGAAGAAAATGCGGCAGAACGGCGGAAATTAATTAATAACGCGTATCAGTTATTTTTAGACAATAAAGTCAATGACTGGTATTTCCATCATATACAAGATATGTTGAACGCTGCTGGTATCAGAACTGATGCAAAAGCATATTTCACACAGGCGAAAAAACAGGGTAAAAAAGTAATATTTAACAACTAACGATTATGAATTATCAAGAATATTTAGAAAATAAAAAACAGACTATTGAGGAATCGGGATTCGATATTAAAGAATCGGAATTAAATCCATCCCTTTTTGAGTTTCAAAAGTTCTGCGTTAAAAGAGCTTTGAAAAAGGGAAGATTCGCACTCTTTGAGGATTGTGGATTAGGCAAATCAATTCAACAGTTGGAGTGGGCTAAACAAGTAGTGACTCATACACAAAAACCTGTAATAATCTTTGCACCTCTCGGAGTTGTAGGACAGACAATACAAGAGGGTAAAAAGTTTGGATATGAGGTGATAGAAATTGAAGATACAGAGAGTATAAAGATTGAAAGTAAGATTTATATTACCAATTACGATAATCTTGACAATATTGACTCTTCTTATTTCGCTGGTGTGATATTAGATGAGAGTTCAATCTTGAAAAACTTTCTCGGTAAAACAAAACAACAACTTATAGACGATTATTTAAACACTCCTTATAAGTTATGCTGTACTGCAACACCTTCTCCAAACGATGCAACTGAACTATGTAATCACGCAGAGTTTCTTAATGTGATGACAAGAGGCGAAATGCTGGCTATGTACTTTATTCACGATGGAGGCAGTACATCGGATTGGAGATTGAAAGGTCACGCACAACAGGCATTCTGGGATTTCGTAAGCGGATGGGCTGTGATGCTCAATAAACCTTCAGATATCGGATTTTCCGATGATGGCTATGATTTGCCAAATCTAAACATTATTAATGAGGTTGTCATAACTAAAAAGAGAGATAATGGGATGTTATTTAACGATGTGGCGGTCAATGCAACTGGATTTCATCAGGAGTTGAAATTAACAAATGAGGAAAGATTAGATAAGGTTATTGATTTAGTATCTGAATCCAAAGAGAATTTTCTGATATGGATAAGCCACGATGACGAGGGGAAATATCTACGAGATAGAATTCCAGAAGCTGTCGAAGTTAAAGGTTCTGACGATAAGAAATATAAAAGAGATAAGTTGATAGGATTTGCAAATGGAGAGTTTAGAATCCTGATAACTAAACTGAAGATTGCTCAATTCGGACTTAACTATCAGAACTGCCACAATCAAATCTTCGCATCATTGGACTTCTCATTTGAGAGTACATATCAAGGCATTAGAAGGTCATATAGATTCGGTCAAAATGAAGAGGTAAACATTTATCTTATTACAACCGATACGATGCAGAATGTTAAGAATGTGTTTGAGGAAAAGCAGACAGCATTTAGAGATATGCAAAGGCAAATGACATTGGCTATGTGCCGCAATATTAATCAAGGGATAGTATTACAAGATATGAATGTAGAAAAAGAATACAAATCAGAAAATTGCACAATCCAGCTTGGAGATTGTGTTCAGAGAATCAAAGATGTTCCAGATGAGAGTGTTGGATTTACAATCTTCTCGCCACCATTTGCAGAGCTTTATACATATTCCGATAAGTTGGAAGATATGGGTAACTGCAAGGATTATAATGAGTTTTTTATTGCGTTTAACTTTCTCGTAAAAGAGTTATACAGGGTGATGTGGTCAGGTCGTAATGTAGCAGTACATTGTATGGACCTGCCTATTCAGAAAGGCAAAGAGGGATATATCGGATTGAGGGACTTTTCTGGAATGATACTGAAGGCATTTCAAGACGCTGGATTCATATATCATTCAAGAGTGACCATCTGGAAAAATCCTGTAACCGAAATGCAGAGAACGAAGGCTCTTGGGCTATTACATAAACAAGTGAAAAAAGATAGTTCTATGAGTCGTGTTGGTATTCCTGATTATTTGTTAGTATTCCGAAAAGATGGAGAACACGAACATCCTATCAATTGTGATATTAGCGTTGATACTTGGCAGAAGTATGCGAGTCCTGTTTGGATGGATATTGACTACGGAAACACCCTTAACAGAGAAGGGGCAAAGGAAAATAATGATGAGAAACATATTTGTCCTTTACAGTTGGATACCATTGAAAGGGCTATTACACTATGGTCAAATAAAGGCGATACAGTACTAACCCCGTTTCTTGGTATAGGTTCAGAAGTCTATGAAGCAATCAAATTGGAAAGAAAAGGCTTGGGATTTGAGTTGAAAGAATCCTATTTCCAATGTGCTATCAATAATATAAGACAGGCAGAGCAAGAAATAAAACAATCTTTATTATTTTGATAATTATGGAAACAACAAAAAGAATCAACACTATCAAGGTGCTTATATTAGAGGCATTACTACGTGGAGAAGTTATAGATGCCACATACGGATTGTTCAATCTTAAAAGTGGTTACAGCACACTGAAGACAACAACACGAATCAGCGAATTAATTGCAGAAGGTTTCCCCATCATCAAAGAGTGGAAGAAATCAAGCAACGGAGTAAGGCTGATGACATATCGCATTGAGAACACAGAATTAGCAATCGAAGTAGCACAAGGAAAATACAAAGCGTTATATGGAGTGGCTTAAAAAATTAATCAAATTACTATTGCTATCGGCAGCGTGTTTCGCTGCTGGTGCAGTAGTGGAATATAGATATACAGAGCCAAAGGTTGAGAAAGAAGTCATTGAGCAGCCTTACGTGTTAGATGGGTGGCAACTGCTAACACTTTCAATTATCAAGACGGAAAGTGACTTCAATGCTCAAGCGATGGGAAGCAAACAGGACTTGGGTATTCTTCAGATAACGCCAATATACGTCAAAGAAGCAAACCGCATCGTAGGCGAAGATAGATTCAGCCATATAGACGCGTTTGATGTTGCTAAATCAATAGAGATGTTCAACATCGTTCAAGATGAACGCAATCCAGAACACGACATTGAAAAAGCTATTGAATTGCATAATCCTAACGGTAATATGATTGGTTATGCAGACAAAGTTCTTTCCAACTTCCGTTATCTATCCAATGTTGAAGAAATTAGAAAACAACTAATCAATGGAAGCGCAGTTGAATAAAGATGTAATGGACCTTGTTTGCGGTCTATCAATCGGAGAGAAGAAAACGCTGTATCGGTATCTAACAAGTTTTATGACGATGAATTGCCAAGAATTTAGACAACAGCAAGCGCAGCAGATAGTTACTATTGTTACTGAGATTACAGGATGTAATCCGTTAGATATAACAAGGAAACGAAAAGTTGTATATGCAAGAATGATGTTGATATATCAGTTATATCTACAAGGCTTTAGGAAAATAGATATTGCACGTTTCGTTGGTTATAACCACGCATCAGTAATATATGCGATTAATACGATGGAAGATGTAATTGCATTCCCTAACCTAAAGCGCGTAGAGTTCAATCTTTGGCAACAATTGCAAAAACTAATTAAAACAAGGAACGATGATTAATTATACACGACAAGAGGTAGAACACATAACGCTGGCACAAGCGATGAACGAGATAAAAGCGGAACAGCCTGACGAATATAAACGAATCAACATAATTCTGCTGACAGTATTTCATTTGATGCAGATTAGCGATAAGATGTTTGCTGAGATTGAAGATATATTACAAGATAACCAGCATTTCCGCTTCGATATTAAACGCAAGCATAAACGAATCGCTAAAGATATTCACGATAACTATATGCCTTTATTTAATAGAATACACGGCGATGACCTAAACAATATGTATGATGATAATATGGACTTGGAGAACACTATCCGTGTATGGAGTGGACTTGAACAAGGAAAGAAAGTTATCGTTGAGAACATACCGACAGATGGAGAGTCAATCACAGCTCAATATAATGTTGTGGGAGATATTATCCTACGAAATAGCGATGGTTGGATTATTCAACTACCGAAGAATTTTCAAGACAACTTGAATGTTGAAAGGAGTGTAGCTGATAGGATAGACAAAGGTGAAACAGTCCCTTGTGGATTGCGAATTTACATAGGAAAGGAGATTGAGTGATGGCAGTATATGAGAAGATAATCCGTGACGATAACGGCATTACTAAAGAATGTAAATCAAGGATGTACGCAGACTTACCGATAGTGGTCATACACTACACTTACGACCCTGACGATTATATCTTCCGATATGTAGATGCGACAAACTTTGATGAGATAATAAAGAAGATTAACAAGAACCCCAGATGGGAATACTGGGAGAAATAACCATTCTCCCCGCCTAATTAACCTAAAAAAGATTGTGAATAGAATATGGGTGGGGAGATTTAATTAAAGAATTATGAAAACAATAGAAGAAAGAGCAACGGATTATGCTAACAATAATCCACACGGAAATCCATATAATTGGAACGCACATCACGATGCTTATGTAGATGCTGCAACTGAGCAGAAAGCAATTGATATAGACAAGGCTTGTGTGTGGTTATCACATCGATTTATTCCATATGAAGGCTTCTCTTTTGGGCATTTAGAAAAATCATTTCGTAAAGCAATGGAGGAATAAGATATGGGCAGAGGTTTGTTAGCATTTATAGTATTTTCTGCTTGTGTTATTCCAATAATTCTGATAGGAGTACTTGGTAAACATTGGGGAGAAAAGTGGATAAAAGAAGGGTTAATAACTAGAGACGATATGTATAATCTTGGCTATATCGGTTGTTTCTTTGCTAAAATATTTGGATTTTAAATTATGAAAGACTATACAATATATGTAACAGAAGAAATTGCTAAAAAAGCAATGGAGGAATAAATAATAATAAACTAATAATAACAAGAACTATGTACGCAGATTTAATCAACAAAAAAGTCCTCGTTAGAAGTTATGACGCAGGCGTTTATTTCGGAACATTAATTAAAGTTGAAGGGGAAACTTGCCGCCTTGAAAACGCAAGGAATATATGGTATTGGACAGGTGCTAATTGCCTCGCAGATATAGCAGAAAAGGGCATATCTGGGGATAAAGTTAGTCGCAACATATCATCTATTGTGATAAATAAATGCTGTCAAATAATGCTTTTATCGGACAAGGCTATTGAAAATTTAGAAAACCAACCAGTATGGAGCATGTAGATAAATTTACTAATGGCTCTGGCTCTGGCTCTGGCAATGGCAATGGCTATGGCTATGGCAATGGCTATGGCTATGGCTCTGGCTATGGCTATGGCTCTGGCAATGGCTATGGCTCTGGCAATGGCAATGGCTATGGCGATGGCAATGGCGATGGCTCTGGCTCTGGCGATGGCTCTGGCTATGGCTATGGCGATGGCTCTGGCTCTGGCAATGGCTATAGCTATAGCTATGGCTCTGGCTATGGCTCTGGCAATGGCTATGGCTCTAGCTATGGCAATGGCAATGGGATATTAGAGTTTGAGGGGAATCAAGTCTATAATATAGATAATATTCCTACAATCATCTATGGTATCAAAGGAGATTACGCTCAAGGTGCTACTATTAGAGGTAATAGTACGCTGATACCTTGTTATCTTGCAATATATGATGGATTTGTCGCACACGGAGATACACTTCATTCAGCAATGCAGGCAGCGATGGATAAGGCTATACAAACTAAACCGATTGAGGTGCGAATCAAAAAAGTTTGTAGTCAATATAATCTTGATAGCATTGTGCCTAACATCGAATTGTTTAGATTGCATCACACATTAACAGGAAGTTGCGAGTTTGGGCGGAAACAATTCTGCGAGCAGCATAATATTAAACTTTCTTCATCAATGAGTATGAGGAAATTTATCAATCTTACTATAAATGACTATGGTAGAGATATTATTAAGATGCTAAAAAAAGCAATGGAGGAAGAATTATGAACGCAACAGATTTGATGATTGGAGATTGGGTGCAGTCGGAAGATTTAGTCAAACCTGCGAGATATACTGGAATAATCGGGGAATATACGCCAGCGGGACAACCGCCATATAAGAGATTGCGTTTTTTGTACGAGGGAGGAATAGAAGGCTCGGATGTACCCGAATCCCGTGTGTTACCAATCCCTCTCACCGTAGAGATATTGGAGAAGAATGGGTTTGTGTATCAAAAAGATTATGGCTCTTACTATATGAGTCTATGGGGAGATATAGCATCTCACCAATATGTACGGGTTGGATGGAACTTCAAAGGAGAGGTGTACCAGTATGAAGTAGCTACATCCCTAAATAGAGATGGATATACCAAATGGAATAAGAAATCAGCATTTGGTAATGCGTCTATTACGGTTCACGAATTGCAACATCTACTCCGCATTTGTGGATTAAATGATTTAGCAGATAATTTTAGGGTATGAGTATGGGACTACATTCAGACAAAGCGATACAATACTCAACGGACTTGCAAAAGGATATGGCGGAGTTCGGTCTTGATACCGACAAGGCAAGGGCTGAAATCTTCTGGGAAGCAATCAAGGATGCCTACGATGATGGATTAGATGCCCGTATGACTTGGCAAGACATCAGAAGAATAGTACAGATAGCCGATGAACTCATTACTGATGCATCGACAACATTAACCGAAGAAGAATATTATACAAGGATTTTGGAGATATGGAACAAGTAAACCACCCACTACACTACAACAACTATCGTATGGAAACAATAGATATGATGGTTAAGATTTTCGGCAGAGAGAAAGTTGCCGACTGGTGCGAAATGACTGCTTTCAAGTACAGAATGAGAATGGGCTTGAAGCAAGGTAATCCAGTCGAACAGGACTTGAAAAAAGAAATGTGGTATCTAAACAAGGCAAACGAGTTAAGAGATGGAAGATGATAGTATTTTACACCGAGCAATAGAACACTACGGCGCGGAACATCAAAAGATAAAGGCAATCGAAGAAATGAGTGAACTAATGATTGAACTCGCGCGCGAACATTGTAACCGAACAACGAATGATAAGATTGTTGAAGAAATAGCAGACGTGATGATTATGGCAGAACAACTATCTATCATCTATGGAAGGGAATACGTACAACAATTCAAGACAGCGAAATTGCAACGGATTGAACAAAGAATAAACAACGATTAAAAACAAACTACTATGGCAACATTCTACGGACACGATGTAACTGGTTCAGTATGGAAGCAAATGTGTCAGAACTTCCAAATGCAAGTTGATACCTATGGCGAAGCAATGGACTTTATGTTAAGGCGCGGAATATGTATCAATGTTATGCCTGAGGAAGATTCTTGGCGATGGACTTTATTCTACAAAGGATTACTGCAAACAACAGGACTTGAAGATAAATGGCACAGGGCGATGGATGCAGCGCTAAACTACGCAGAAGATAACCTTATCACTGAACGATAATTTTTCGCCTAAAGTGCTTGTATTATAAACACTTTGTTTAACTTTGTAACCAAATAACATTCTAAAAACTATGCAGATACAACAAATCGAACTTGCGATGATTAAGGCTAACAAGGCAAATCCTCGCGTCATTAGAGATGACAAGTTCCACAAACTGGTAAATAGTATCCTTTGCCTGCCAAAGATGCTTGAATTACGACCTATCGTTGGGGATAAGTACACAGTACTTGGCGGTAATCAGCGTTTACGCGCGTTGCAATACATCGAAAGTATGGAAGTAACGGAATTATTGTCAAGACTGCAAAACTGCCCAGATTACGGCAAAAAAGCAAAAAGGAACAAGAACAACTTGAACAGTATTGGACTTGCTGGCTTGATAAGCGTATCGTTCCGTATGTTGAAGCCAATGAACTGACAGATGCCGAGAAAAAAGAATTCATCATCAAGGACAATGCTTCTTTTGGAGATTGGGATTGGGATGCTCTCGCCAATGAATGGGAATCCGATGAGTTGGACGATTGGGGTGTTGATACTTGGCAGTTGCCGAGTGTGGATGAAAGTGCTGTTGATGGATTATTTGAGGAGGCAGGAGAGCAGAAAGATAAAGCACTCACTATATCTATTGAGATTCCAAAAGGATATGACGACCAGATGGAAGATATAAAGGCTTCCGTCACTGCATCTCTCACTAATTGGATAGGCTGCAAAATTAAATGATATGCGGATATATCTGGCAGGAGAGAAAGGCAAAAAGCAGATAATTAAAGCACTCTATTTAACGGACGATGAATCTATATTTGGCAGGGAATTATGGAGCACACGGGAAGGACATTCTATTTATTGGGGGGGGTATAAAAGCCTAACAATCGACAATGAAAGTCTATCTCGTACAAGTCAGCACAAGACCATATTGCCTCAAAACCATAGGGGGGGGGTGACAGGCAACAATGCTCCCTATTGGAAGAAGGTCGCACGGCAAGAGATTGCCCCTAACTCCGAGATGATTGACTGCAATATCTTGGAGAGTTTCTATTACTTGAGAGGATGCAAGAATGAGTATCCTTCGCTGATTCCTCGTTTTAAGTCTTTTCTGCTTGATTCTGGTGCATTTACCTTTATGCAGAATCAATACAAAGGCAACATTGATTGGGACGGATATGTGGAAGAATATGCTGCATTTATCAACAATCACGATATTAAGTTATTCTTTGAACTTGACATTGATTGCCTTGTAGGTATAACGGAGGTTGAAAGACTGCGGAATAAACTTGAAACTCTAACGGGGAAGAAAAGTATCCCTGTATGGCATATCAGCAGGGGAAAGGAATATTTTGAATCAATGTGCAGGAATTATCCGTATGTCGCGTTCGGAGGGATTCTGACTGATGGAGTATCAAAACAACGATGCGAAGCGGCATTTCCGTATTTCATTACAACTGCACATAAATACGGAAGTAAAATACACGGACTTGGTTATACAGGCCTTGATGGTTTACGTAAGTATCATTTCGATAGTGTTGACTCAACCGCTTGGCTCTATGGTAATCGTGGCGGTTATCTATATCGCTTCAATTCCTCAAAAGGTACAATGGATAAGATTGATGCTCCATCTGGGCATAGACTAAAAAGTCAAGATGCTGCGATGCACAACTTTAAGGAATGGATAAAATTTTCAAAGTATGCTGAAAAATACTTATAACTAACAAATTAACCGAAAAATTATTATGACAAATGAACTACTTTTCTTTATCACGATTCTTGCGAGTTTCGCAGGGGTGGTAATCTTTTACAGGTTCTGGGGTAAAACAGGACTATTTTGTTGGATGGCGTTTGCCTCTATTGTGGCGAATATTGAAACAATTAAATGTGTGGATATGTTCGGAATGAGTGTGACACTTGGAACTGTCTTGTACTCGTCAAATTTCTTATGTACCGATATTCTTCACGAAAATCACGGAGGAAAAGAAAGCCGAAAGGCGGTCAAGATTGGATTCGCTGCGTTGATTGCATTCATTGTACTTGAGCAGTTGACACTCTTATTTCTGCCGAATGATGCTGATTTTGCAGATGAAGCACTTCATACTATTTTCGGAATGATGCCGAGGCTTTGTGCTGCAAGCCTTATCACATTTTTTATCACTAATATGGTGGACACATATCTTTACGGATGGTTTTCTTCAAGAACCAAAAAGGTCTGGATTCGCAATAACTGTAGCACAATGTTAAGTCAAGCATTAGATACAATCCTGTTTGTAATTCTTGCTTTCGCAGGAGTCTATGATTGGAATATCCTATGCGAACTGATGCTGACAACTTACATTATCAAATGGATAGTTGCCATATGCGATACACCTTTTATCTATTTATCTAAACGATTCAAAAAGAAATAACTATGCGAAAAATAATAATACTAATTCTATGTGTGTTCAGTATTCAATTATCGGCACAAAATATACAACTGAATCACGGAAAACAAACGAGGATATTTGCGGAGCAGACATTTGCAAATGAAAATACAATGTTCTATGGATACATTGAATCATCATATAATGCAGGTTCGTATGGGCAACTAATTTTGGAAAAGAAATACTGGAGTATTCCCATCTTTGCTCACGCGGAATATCGTACTTACTTTGATGGAAGTCACATTTGGATAGGCGGTGGTTCGTATTCTATTTATAGCGAACACGGATTTATATCAATACAGGCATTGTATCGCTATGATGGGGTTAGTAACCCACAATTATCCACTATGTATAACTATGATTTTGGGAGAATAGACATATACGGATATGCAGACCTATGGGGAACACAACGATTAAACTTTTATAACGAAAATCGTCTTTATGTCAAGTTGGTGGACAATATAAGCATAGGAGCAATAGTTGACTTATCTTTCTTTGGGGAGTTCTCCGCAGTCCCATACATTGGCATAAGGTATAAATTCTAATATAAAACAAACAGGTATTTTTCAGCATATATGGAAATAACACGCGATACATTAGGACGATTCGTCAAGGGAAACAAAGAGGGAAAAAAGTTTGACTCAAAGGGCGGAGCATCGGCGGTCGAGATAAGGGAAGCAATCAAGATGAAAAAACGCACTGAAGCAGAAGTTTACGAGTATATTGCTTCCCTCCCACTCCCTGATGACTTAAAAGAAATACACAAGACATTTGACAAGTACGGAGTGCCAATCAATGAAAGGACACTCGCTGCGGCTACTGCTATGAATATGCACAGAATAGCACTTGGTAATAGTAAGGAAGCAATCGCAGCAGCAAGCCAAATCCACCGAAGCAGGACTGACGGTAAACTTGACATCACAACCAACGGCAAGGATATAAAGCACGAGCCGTTGATAATTGAAGTGATTGACACAAAGGAACAAGTACGTAAAGAGGAAGAATAATGATATTGCAGACAACATCGGTATATAGACGTGTCAATAATGCTGTTGCTAACGGATATACAGTTATATCGGCACAAGGTTCAAGCCGTGCAAGTAAGACATATAACATTCTTATCTTTCTGATACATTATCTTCTTACACACGCAGGGGTAAGGTTATCAATCGTGCGAAAGACACTCCCAGCACTCAAAGGCTCAGTGTTAATAGACTTCAAGGAGATACTTATCAAGATGGATATATATGAGCCAAAGAGCCTTAACAAGTCCGAACTAACATATACTTTCGATAACGGCAGTTGGGTGGAGTTCTTCTCCTGCGATGACGAGCAGAAGATTCGTGGTCGCAAGAGGGATATCCTATTTTGCAACGAGGCAAATGAAATCAGTTTCCTTGAATGGCAACAACTCAAGATGAGAACAACGCTCTTTGCTATTCTTGACTATAACCCATCATTTTCCGATGAACATTGGTTAAACCAACTCAACAAAGAAAAAGGAACATATCACTTCATCACGACATACAAGGAGAACCCGTTCTTGGAGCAGACTATCATTGATGAGATTGAAAGTCTGCAATATAAGAACAAGAGCCTGTGGCAAGTGTATGGATTAGGATTACAGGCGGTCATTGAAGGTCTTATCTTCAAGGATTACGACATTGTGGATGAGATACCGAAGCACATCAAGAGCCGTGCAATCGGTCTTGACTTCGGTTTTGTGAATGATAACACCGCAATCACAGAACTTGCCGTTGATGGTCAGGATATGTACTTTGATGAGCATTGTTATCGTACAAGGATGCTGACAAGTGATATTATCAATGAATTAAAAGCCTGTACCGAATGGAACGGGCGGCACTTGAAGGTGGTTGCCGATTGTGCAGAGCCGAGAGAAATACAGGAGATATACCGTGCAGGCATCAACATCTTCCCTGTGAAGAAATACGCAGGCAGCGTTGTTGCTGGTCTGAACAAGATGCTTGAGTACCGAATACATATCACACGCAGAAGCACTAACATCATCCACGAAGTCAAGAATTACACTTACTTGCAAGACAAGGAAGGAAGGTGGCTGAATGAGCCTATTGATGCATACAATCACGCGATAGACAGCCTTCGCTATGTTGTTATGTCCGAGATTATGGGCGGAACACCGAAAGAAGTGGACCTTGAAAGCGTTTATAATGCAGTTTATTAGAATTATTTTTTATGTTTGCAAAGGTGCTTGTTTTATAAGCATTTAACCCCCATAAATAGACGTCAAAAATATGGAAGAACAATTAATCAACGAGATACTTGCGCTTGATGTAGATAGGCAAGTAGAAGCCTTCAAACGCAAACAAATAGACCTACCGAAATGGGAGAAGCTCAAACTTGAGTATTTGCCCGAAAATCACCCTGTGATGGACAAAGGCAAATATCCCGACATTCTCAACAAAGATGGTTCGCTAACAATGGTAACACGTGTTACTTACGACCTTCAGCGATTGGCAGCAAGACGTATGACCGAACTGTGCTACGGCATCCCTGTAAAGCGAAATTATCAGCCGACAAACGCAAAAGAGGAAGAAGCTGCAAAAGTCATTGAAGCAATATTCCAACGTAACAGAACGCAGAGTAATGACATTGAACGCGGTAATATGATTTTTGCTGGGTGCGAGGTCTGCACTCTTTGGTACGCAGTAGAACAGCAGAATAACGTGTACGGCGTGAATAGTGCCATCAAGATACGTTGTCGCAATTACAGCCCAATGAATGGCGATGAGCTTTATCCGTTGTTCGATACAAATGGCGATATGGTTGCTATGAGTATCGGCTACAAGCGCAAGAAATACACACGCGACAACAGCGAAGAAGTACATTATCTTGATGTATATACAGCAACAAAACATATTCTTTATACTAACGAATATAATGGCTGGAGTGTTGAAGTTGAAGAAGATATTTCCAACATTGGCAAGATACCAGCAATCTACCTTTGTCGTCCGAAACCTATATGGGAACATACAAGCCAAATAGTCTATGAGCTTGAATGGGCTAACAGCCGTAATGGTAACTATATACGCGCCAACAGTAAACCAATCTTCGCCGTGTTCGCCGATGAAGAAATAAAGTTCGGTCAAGAGAAAGATGCAAACAAGGAGTTCAAAGGTGTGTTCAAATATCCAAAAGGTAGTGATGCGCGTTATATCACTTGGGATGCAGCCGTTGAAAGTCTAAAGTATTTCAATACCGAGATGCGACAGATGTTCTTTACTCAACTACAACTTCCTGATTGGTCTTACGAGAATATCAAGACAAGCCCGTTAAGCGGTGAAGCGATGAAGCAGATGTTCATTGATGCACACTTGAAGGTAAACGACGAGAAAGGGCGATTGCTTGAAGGACACGACCGCGAGGTGAACATTGTCAAGGCTTATGCAAAGTTGATAATGGGTGCTGGCTATGCTGATGCGATTGATGCGCTGCAAGTGGGATGCGAGATAACTCCGTACTTCATCAATGATGAAACACAGACAATAACCAACTTTGTGAACGCAACAGCAGGCAAGGCTATTATGAGTCAGCGACAGGCTATCACACTTCTTGGCAAGAGTGCCGATGTTGATAAGACGATTCAAGAGATACAGGAAGAAACACAGAACGAATATCTTGAAAGTGCTATGTAATGAACAAGTGGGATAAACTGCACGGGCACAATATAACGCTGTATCAGAAGCGCGTTAAAGCGGAGTACGCAAAAGCGATTGAGGCTATTGTCAAGAACTTGGGTTTATTGCCGTTAAATCTTGGCAATAAGGCATTGTCTTTATCAGATTATCCCATTATAGAGAAAAACATAGATACCGTCTTAAATGACCTAAAAAACGGCATTTATAACAAGACTACCAATGGCATACGCGAAGAATGGGCGTTAAGCCAACAAAAGAATGATGCTGTATTAAGCAGACTCTACCATACCGAAGCAAGCAAGCAGTTACGTGAGATACGAACTACTGATGCTCTTGATGCGTTTATCAATAGAAAGACCAACGGGCTAACACTATCAGACCGCGTATGGCATTATAGCAATATGTATAAGAGTGAGATTGAAAGCGGTCTTGATATTTGCATCCGTGATGGTCTTAGTGCTTCGCAGACAGCTTCAAGGCTCAAACAATATCTTGTTTATCCCGATAAACTTTTCAGGCGTGTTCGTGATACTCACGGCGTTTTGCAATTGAGCAAGAACGCAAAAGCATTCCATCCAGGCCAAGGCGTATATCGTAGCAGTTACAAGAACGCACGCCGTCTCGTAGCAACCGAAACGAATATGGCGTACAGGTTAAGTGACTACCAACGTTGGCAAGACGAAACACAGGTTGTAGGAATAGAAATCAAACTCTCAAATAATCATACAATCAACGGAGTGCCATTTTCTGATATTTGCGATGACCTAAAAGGCAAATATCCAAAGGACTTTGTGTTCACGGGCTGGCATCCACTTTGTCGTTGCTATGCAATCCCAATCATCAAGACTGATGAAGAACTGATTGACGACCTTAAAAGGATTGGCGATGGTAAGAGTCCCAGCAGTAGCAGTGTGAATAAAGTAAGCAATCCACCAGCGGGATTTACTAAATGGATTGCCGACAATCGTGACAGACTTTCAAATATGCGTTCTTTGCCGTATTTCGTGGCGAATAACGAAAGATTTATACAACAATTACATATTACTCGTTCAGCAGCAAATAAAGCCGTAGAAGCTAATAAAATGGTTGAAGCTGTAACCAAGAAACCTTCTGCTCTTAAAGTTGCTGAAACGCGTCATAATGCGAGAACTCCAGAGCAGATACAAGCAATCAAAGGTGCTTGGGAAATCCGTTTCAAACCCGTTGATTATAAGTTGCTATTAACGGAAAGATATACAGAAAGAGATGATTTAGTACAACAAGCTCAAAAATTACTAAAGATAACAGGATATAAACTACCAATAGCCCCTGAATCAATATCAACTCCTACGCTGCAACGAGTCGTAATAGATATGCAGAATGAATTTAAGAAAGAAGTTGTTCAGATAACACTATATCAGAACAGAGCAAGTAAAATAATGTATAATCTGCCCGATAGTTTACCCGCTACGTTACGGGCGAAGTTTATACAGTTCCAAAAAGCATATGACAACCTACCAGTTGAATCGTTCTATGACAGGAAAAATGCGCTCAATGGAATAATAAATCTAAAAGAATTAATTGATAAGAATGTAGATTTTAACAAAGTATCAATGATGATGCCTGCGGAATTGCTACCAAACGGGAAATTCATAACTTCAAATACTTATCTACGCAAGGATTTCTTTGATAATTTAGTCTCATTTATTCCTGTCAAAAAAGGAGGACAGTCTGCGTATTATCAGCACCAAAAAATGGTAGAGATAAATATTAACGACACCCGAAGGACTATTGAAGGGTATCAAAGCCGTGTTTTATATCACGAATACGGACACGCGATGGATTATCAGAATGTGTTTAATCGTACAGAGATATCTGCCTTGATGGATAAATGGAATGCGCAATTCTTAAAGAAAGATGAATTAGGTATTTTACTGTATGATGATATAGAGGATTCTTTAGAATCGACATTTAAGGCATTGGGAGGATTTACGGGAGATGAACGTGATATTATATACGCCACAATGGACGTAGTACAATCGCTATCAAAGGGTAAATACGGTTGTATAAGTATAGACGGTCACTCGGTAAGATATTGGAAAGGAAATGGAAATAGTATTGCTGAATTTATTGCCCATATCAGCGAATTTGCAAATATGGGCAACGAACAGGCAAGAATCATTCTTGGCGAATTATATGACGAAATGGTACAACTCGGTAAAAAATACCTTCGTTATAAATAACGCAGCGATACATTCAATGCATCAAACGCGTTGTTGATAGGAGTAATATCAACATATAATTTTTTACCTTGATTATGAGCCTTCTCTATTGCTTTCAGTAATTTATCCAATGGTAAAGGACTACTCTCTCCAGCTTGATGATATGCCCATAATATATTAGCAATTCTTATATTTTCATCACTTTCATCACCAGTGCAGAATTGACCTTCATATGTATTGATAATACTGATTGCTAAAGGATATTTAGATGCTATTCTGTCGTACTCTATTTTATTCATAATTATCTACTTTTTTCTCCTTAATCGTTTCACTTTAACCGTTTCGATTAAACAATGTTTGTTCATATACGGGTGCGTCTTTTTTATTTTTGCGTGCCATAGGTTTTCAACCTTACAGCCAATATCATCTTCATCAAAGTCTGTATAGATTGATGCAAGCGAAGAATAGTAATACGTGTTTCCCGTCTTAAAGATAAACAATTTATATATCTCCGTTACGTTATCTTTCATTTGATTTCCTTTTCTGAATCATTAACAATGTAAAACTCCGCTTGCTGAACGAAATCGGCTGGCGAAAGGCTTTCGTTATATTGCACAGCTTTCTCATAGGCTTGTTCGGCATTTACAGCAGTTATTTCGCTCTCTATTAAACCGTGATACTCTATCTTAACTAAATATTGCTTCATAGTCTAAAATGGCAAATCTCCTTGCACTATCTCTTGTGGTTCATTGAATTGCTCTTGCTCTTGTTCTTGCGGCTGAATATTGTCCGTTGATTGCTGATACCTGAACGCTGTAACCTCGGTTGCTGTGCGGTCAAGACCATCTTTACCAACATATGTGCGGTAAGTGATTTTGCCGACAATATCCATCAATACACCTTTCTTGATGAACGCGATATTTTCGGGCTTACTCGTCCATACTACGACCGAGTGCCATTGGCTATCTTCAACCCAATCTCCCGCCTTGTTTTTGAAACTTTCATTTGTTACTACATTGAACCTACAACAGGTTCTCTCTCCGAATGCTTTTTTGTAAGGGTCAGCACCTACCCTACCGAGTAGGTGGACCTCATTGATGTTTTTAATCATAGTTATTAAATAATATTATCTACTATTTGGTAATTATTTGGTAAATCTGTTTTTCCCTTGACAAATCGTGTTAATTGGCTTCTGTTATTCTTTGCTATTTGATTGAAATTTTTGATGAATTCAAATTTTGACCAATCTCTTTCCCTATTATTGCGGGTTAATCCTTTTTCATACTTTATGCAACACTTATGAACAAAGTACATTAGTAATACATTTGGATATAACCATTTATAGTTGTTATCCATCAATCCAACCTTTATTG